CTCAGTAGGTGCGTGGGTAATGAAGAAGGTTAGTACGTTATCAAGTAACTTAACCAAATCTTGAATCATGTCAGTACCGCTCCAATCGTCATACGCCTCTAGGTTTACCGAAGAGAGACAGCAAACTGCTGTACGATTTTCATCAGTAGCTAGATGTATTTCATTACATAGGTTTGAGCCATGAATCTGTAATCCCATCTTCTTCTGAGCTTCTGGTAAAGCCTCACGAGCCGTATCAAGAAAGTTAAGGTAAGGACTACCAGTACGGAAACGAGCCTCTAACAAACGCTGCCACAATTCTCTAGCCTGAACTGTGTGCATTACCTCCTGAGTATGAGGGTCTACTAATGACCACTCTTCATCATTTTCTACTGCTTCCATGAAAGCATCGGAAATGTTGACAGCGTTGAAGAGGTTAAAACACTTACGGTTTGCATCACCTCCGGTTGGTACTTTGAACTGAGTGAATTCAATTACGTCAGGGTGTGACACATCGAGGTAAGCTGCGTAGCTACCTTTGCGTGTCTTGCCTTGCTTGTAAGCGGTCATCTGACCGTCTACTACTTTTAGGAAAGGGATGGTTCCAGGCGATTTATCCGTGATGCCACGAACATCAGACCAGTGACCACCTACACCACCACCCTTTACAGATAGCCAAGCTACCTCAGAGTTGTGTCCAATTAAACTTTCAAGCGTGTCTCCAACGTATGTTAGAAAACACGAGATAGGAAGACCTTTAGGGGCTTCGTCAGGAAGAGGGGCGTTGCTGAGTACAGGACTCGCAAACATAAACCAGTTGCGACTAGCATAATCATATATACGCTGAGCGAATTCTAAATCACCTTCGCTGTAAGCTACCGCAGCTCTAGCATAAGCCTCCTGAGGGCATTCTCCATCTCGGCAATAATAGTCTTTAAGAAGCGCATAGGCTTGCTCCGTTAGGTTGTTATTCCGTTTTTTATCAATCGATATTCCGAGGTACTCACGCATCTTTAACGAACACTCCGTTCACCATTTTGCCTTTACGATTTTTGATTTCATCGTAAGCACCTTGTAGACACGTCTCGATAGAGGTGTCCCAAGCATCGGCTTGCATAATTAGAGTTACGATAATATCCCCGATTGCATCTTTAACTTCTTCAACATTGTTATCCACAATAGCTTCAGCAAGTTCTTCTACTTCCTCTAGCGTCTTAGCAAACTGCGCCAAAGGGTCAGGGTCAGGTAAGATGCCTTTATCATGACCCCATCTAACAATACTTTCTTCTAGTTGTTGTAAACTCACCAGTTAGTTCCTTTAGTAGCTTCCATTAAATCAATCATCTTATTCAGATACCAACGTGCTTTCTTAGCATCTTGAAGAGGATTGTTTTTATTCCACAAGCGTGAGCCTGTATATTTTAGTACATTGCCGTGGCAGTAATGGATTGCGTCATATTCCCCAAGAACATCAACGATGTAATCAATGGTCTCAATTTGACCTGAGTTATAATGTGTTGGGTTTTCTACAGCATCGTCTGCCTTAGTTAAACGTGCTTGTTCGTATTCTGCATACGTCATTTCGGGGCGTTCCATAACTCCACTTCTCCTGTTTCAATATTATATTCACCATTGCGTAAGATACGGGCTAAACGTGCCTGTTCTAACGCAACCTCTTCGCTAAGATTCTGTCGAGAATACGCAGCCACAACCGTGTCCCAATCTGACTTCTCAGCAAGAAGTTTCTCAGCAGTCTTAGCCCCAACCTTCGGACAGCCAGGATAATTGTCTGTGCTGTCTCCAGTAAGGACTTGCGTATAGAACCAATAGTCTGCTTCTTGTTCATCTATTATAACCTCACCTTCATCAGTCAGGTGTCGTCCTTGGCAAGTTTTTAAATCTTTATCGGCTGACCAAATGATGTATTCATCACTTGATGTGACCTTGATGCCTAGTACGTCATCAGCTTCTAAGTTTTTCCAGATAACGCCGTTGTACTCATCAGCCATATAGTCTTTTGCGAATTGCAGAAGCATTGGTTTACGAGTAGTAGAACGGTTAGCTTTATAGTAATCAGCTACGTCTTTACGGAAGTTATGTTTATCACTAATGGCTACCTCTACCTTATCGGTATTAGCCTTCTCCATAAGTCTGCTAACAAACTCATCGATACCTTTCATAACATCATCTTCAAACGCATGAAGCGTCCAAAGACCATCACCCCAATTAACTGGGGATTCAGCTCCCGCAGCTACTTGATAAGCGACAATGTCACCATCAATTACTAAAGTCGTCATCCTGGTTTTCAACCTCTTCTAAGTATTCCTTCATGTCATTCATCGTCACTACATGGATACCGTGCTTCACCTGAATGTATTCAAGGTAAGCATCCATAACGAACTTAGCTGCTAGAGCTACGCTCACGACTAAGAATGAGAAGGTACATACGATTAATAAAAATGTTTCTAAGTCCATCATTACACCAGTGTAACTAAGCTTCTTTAAAAGCTTTGATTACATCCGTTGAGAACAGCTTCTGTAAGTTCAGTAAGTACATACGAGAAGCATAGTGGTCACCACCTTTTACAGAACGTACATAGTCAAGGTTATCAATAATCTTTCTTAGTACGTCAGTGTTGAACACAAGTGTTGCGTAAATCTCATCACCTAAGCATAGGTTATGAAACCAATAATCCGATTCAGTTGCATTGATGCCTGAGGGTTTACCATAGCTTTCATACTCGATGGCTATGTTACCTGAGTTTTGCCACACATCACGCTCAGATTTAACTTCAATCTTTTTGTTTTGTAGCATCTCAGCAATGGCTTCTTCTCGGACTTGTCCGTAAGCCAAATCAATGTCGAACTTTTTTCTATTCTCTTTAGTGGGTGTCAGCCCAGTTAGTGCCGTATTTGTATTCTGCGTCAAGTTTGCATCGGAACTCATAATAATTTTCAGTATCCTTCATCGCTTGTAAAATTAATTGACCTACTTCATCTTCAATCCCTTGCTTCACTTGAACTTGCACTTCATCGTGAATAAACGCCACAATCGCAACGTCTTCTTCAGTGTAACCTTTCTCACGAAAGGCATCTTCCATCGCCACATACCATCGCTTACAAACGATAGCACCTGCACTTTGAAGTAATGTATTTAGGGCTGCATGGCTGTGTCTAACTGGTATTTGTCTACCATCAAGACCTTTTATCCATCCTCTTTCCGCTGCCTTACCAACGGCATCCCGTAGTTTTTTAAGGGCGGGAGTTTTCTTGAGGAACTTGTTTTTAATAAGCTTCCCCTCTTTCGCCCCTTTACCAATAATGCTGCCAATCTTAGCGTCACCTGCGCCGTACAGAAAACCATAGATAAAAGTTTTCGCATTGTTACGAGTAGGTAACCCCGCAGCTTCTTGATTTGCTGTGTGAATATCACCTTCTAATACTTCCCGTGCATACGAGCCGCTGTCGTACTTAGCCATATAATGGGCAAGGCAACGAAGCTCCAAGCCAGAAGCATCAGCACCGAGAAGGCTGTAACCGCTAGGTACAGTGAAAAGAGAGCGGCACTCAGTACCGTACTCAGCACCAATTGAGGGTACTTGAGCCATGTTAGGGTTCGAGTGCGTACACCGTGAGGTGACTGCTCCCATGTGGTTGACTCTGCCATGTAGTTTTCCGTGTTCAGATAGTTTTAACCATGCTTGCTTACCAGTGGCTAACTGACCCAAGCGTTTGTTTAACATTAGGTACTCAAGCAGAAGCTTAGCCTCTGGCATATCAATACCTGCAAGAATTTTCTCATCAACTTTTGGTTGACCAGTGTTAGTGAAGTCTTCCGGTTTCCAACCTCTATTCATTAATCTGTCAGCAATTTGTGTGCGACTAGCAGGATTGAAAGGAAGTGTTTTTGTTTTTGTTTTAAGCTCAATAATTGTAGGTTCAAAAGTATCTTGTAGGGTTTGTTCTAACTCTTGCTTTCTAGCTGCAAGTGTTGAGAACAACTCTAAAGCTTTTGACTCATCAAACTCAAAGCCTCGCATCTCCTGATTAAACATTTCTAATGCGATACGGTGTTCTAAGTCCAAGGCATCTTGGCTAAACTTTTTACTATCAACCTTTTCGTATAGCTTCAAAG